GAGTATCAATACACCGCAACGGGGGTTCGGTATTCAGCACCGCAAGGCTTTCACGATGATTGCGTAATGGCTCTGGCATTGGCTTGGCATCACTACACCCGAAACACAGGGCAGGGAAAATATTCCTTCGCCTGAGTAGTCAAGCAATCCTTTACAACTGATAGGCTTTTCTCTATTTATGGATATGAATTGGAAAGACATATCCGTATTTCAATGGCAGCAACTTAACGACTTGTTCCTTAAATCTAAGGAATTAAATGAGTTAGACCTTGCAATTCAGTCGGCAGCGATTTGTACTCGTATGACCGAGAACGAGATTGATAGCTTGCCAATCGAAGATTTGAACCCTTTACTCAAATCTATTCAGTTCATCCACGAGGAAATCAAACCCGAACCCCAATCTTACATAAAGATAAACGGCAGAAAATATAAGTGCATTTATGACGTGCGTAAGATACCAGCGGCACGTTATATTGAAACAAAGCACTTCAGCCAAGATGTAAACGGAAACCTGCACAAGATAGCTGCCTGTATGGTTATGCCGATGAAGAAAACCTTGTTCGGGTGGAAGTTAGATAAGTACGATGCAAGCAGGCACGAAGATTATGCGCAGGATATGCTCGAAGCACCTATCACGGCAATTCTCGGAAGCGTGGTTTTTTTTTATCAAGTATACAGAAATTGGATAAAGAGTTCGAAGGATTATTTGATAGCGGAAATGTCGAAGAAGATGAGCCGTTATCAAGCCGAGGCGGTGTATCAAACTTTATGCGATACTATGGATGGATATACCAAACCGAGTTGGTTGCTGCATTCGAAAAGGTCACGTTGGAACAAGCATATGAAATCCCTACACTTCAATACCTTAATGACCTTGCTTACCTTAAAGCGAAAGGCGAATATGAAGCCGAGCAATTAAAGAAAGTGTATGGCAAAAAGTATTAAACAATTACAAGCCGAACTCTTAAACGAGGGTTTACTCAATCGGTTAGGCGCACAAAAGGAAGATTTATCACGCCTGCCATTGATTGAGCAATTGATGATACAAGCCGCTGCAAACTTTATCATAAAGGTAAAAGAGAACATTGAGGTACTTGGAATTAGCGATACAGGTGCTTTAAGTGATGATATTAGCCAAGGCGAACTAACAAAGCAGGGTGGCACGTACTCAATCTCATTAGGTTACCCACGAGGCTCAAAGGCTGCTAAATACTATGACTTTGTAAACAAAGGGGTAAAGGGAGTTAAATCGGGCGCACCGAACTCGCCTTATGCATTTAAGAACTTAGGGGTTAGCAGAAACTTTCAAGAGAATATCTTTTCGTGGGTTAAGCGCAACAACGTAAAGGGCGATGTTGCTATAACCAGAAGGCAAGCTAAGAGGCAATCGCTATCTAAGATGGTTGACCAAGCTAAAAACCAAAAGAGTTTAGCGTATGCGATAGCCGTAGGCATAAAAAAGAAAGGATTGAGAAAGACAGGATATTTTGATAACGCAGTTAATACAATATTCGGGGATGACTTTGCAACGGCAGTAGGTAAAATATTAGGACAAGATTTAAGAATAATAATAAGGCAAGATGGCAATAACAATCAATAGCGCACCAGCAAATTATAGTTCGCTGCATAGCGCACTTTACTTTGTAGTGAGTTCAACCAATAGCGCACAAACTAACTTTAAGTTCGTGTGCGATGTTTACGTAAACGGAAACTTAGTAACAAGGCTCAAATCATTCCCTCAACCGAGTTCATCAAAGGGAATATTTAACGTAGCACCGATAGTAAGAAACTATTGGAACTCTTATTTCAAGCCAAGCAGTAGCGCAATATCATATACAGGCAACGATATTTACGTTGAATACGAAGTTAAGTTTGGCGAGGAATATAGTGGTACAACGTATACAAACTTAGAAGAACAAAGCGCATTCGCTTACAATTATGTTCAAGATTTTCTTTACAATCCCACTTCGGATGCCTTTATTACGCCTGCTAAATACGATACTTCTTATGCAGGCTTTTATTTAACGAATAGAGATAAGACACAAGTTAGCTTTCCATCAAGTTTAATCGGAACAGGTAGATTATTTACTTCGTTTTTGAGTGATGCCGAGAACACGGCAAAAAACCTTTCATTAGATATTACAAGAGTAAACGGAGCGACAAGCACCAACTTTACAGGCTCTACGCAATCGTGGGAAGATTTTGCATTGTTGAATATTTCCCCCGCTGCTATTAACGCTTATTTGGGTAGTGAAGTAATTACAGATGCTACTACTTATTACGATGTGAAAGCAAAGATTGCAGGTGTGCAAACCGATGTAATGCGTGTAACTTTTAAATGCACGCAAAACGATGTTATTCCTTTGCACTTTCTTAACTCGGTAGGTGGGTATGAAACATTCCACTTTACGTTGGTTAATCGACAAAACAGAACCATAGAAAGAAAATCTTTTCAAGCCTTACAATACGAATACGAAGCAGCAACAACGGCTATGGATATGGTAGATGCCTATGGCAAACTATATGGCGGTATGATACCTTTTACAACGCAACAAAGAGTAACCTACAAACTCATTAGTGATTGGGTAAACTTTACCGATTACAATTGGCTAAAAGAGTTAATCGCATCGCCAGAGGTCTATATGGAAAGGAACAATCAGTTCGTTCCCGTAATGATTGCAACAACCAATTGGGCAGAGAAGAAACGCTTTGCCGACAAGACATTTAACTTAGAATTAGATATTGATTTGGCTTATCAAGTTAATTCACAATACCGATGATATCAACTGAGATTTACATAGAGAATGTTAGGTTAGATTTAAGTAAAGATTTATCAAGCGAGTTTACATACGCTATTGATGATATACAAGATTTCGCTGCACGCAATACAAGTTTTTCAAAAACAATCATACTTCCTGGCAATGCAGTTAACAACAAATTATTCGGTCATATATTCGAATTTAATAACGCTAACTTCTATAACCCAAGCCAAGATAATGTGGGTTACAACTACAACGCATCAAAGGCGGCTGATTGTGTTATCTATGTAGACAAAATACAAGTATTCAAAGGAATTATCCGATTATTAGAAATAACAATCGATAGGGGAAGCATAGAATACGAGTGTGTAGTTTTTGGGGAGTTAGGTGGTTTTGTAACGGCTTTGAATAATCATAGGTTACAAGATTTAGATTTTTCACAATACGACCACGCTTGGACACACCAAAACATTACGGCAAGTTGGCAGCAAGCATCGGGAAGCACGGCAAGCGGAATGGGTTATTATTATCCGTTAATTGATTACGGGCAAGTAAGTACAAACAAAAAGCATTGGAGTTACAAAGCGTTTCGACCTGCTCTCTTTGTTAGGGAGTATATGGATAAGATTATTACTAACGCTGGGTACACTTGGGAAAGCGACTTCTTTAATTCAAATCTATTCAAGCGGTTAGTTATCCCAAATAATCAAAAATATTTAGGTAACTATTCCGATATTTCTTTTTACGGAACATTCGAAAACATACAACGTAGCTATTCAGGTTTTCCCACGGCAAGACCTTTATTGGCTATTTACGATGTAATCAATTCGGGTTTCTTTACTTTAAGTAACGGATTAACAAGGTTTACCTATACAGGCTCTCAAAGTTTAACCATAGCTTTCGAGTGGAGTATTATTGGCGAAGCCGATGATAGAGCCAATATAACAGTATTGAAAAATGGTGTCGATTCTGGTGCGGTAGTGTCTTTTGAGAATGAGTTTGATATTCAAGATTTCCTTACCACGTATGTAACATTAGCGCAAAACGATTACATAGAATTTCGATTAGGTTGGGATGGTTGGAGTACAGGCGGTTCGTTTAATTTAACAACGCAGCAATTCGAAGTTAAAATGCGCACCTCAAGTACGCAAGCAGTACCGCTGGTTTATGGGGAAGATATCATTATCAACAACTCTATTCCTCGTGGTGTTTTTCAAAGAGATTTTGTTAGTTCGATTGTTAAAATGTTTAACCTCTATATCGTAGAAGATACGACCAGAGAAAAGCATCTTAAAATCACTCCTTACATTGACTTTTATACGACAACGGCAAACTTCTTACAAGTAAACGACTTAGAAGAAGAACTTAAAATTGATGATACCTTTTTGCTTTTGTTGGATGACTATTCGGCATCGCATATTGATTGGAGTTACAAAATTGATAGGAACAAGCCGTTCAAGTTAAAACCGATGTCGGAATTAAACGGAAGGTTTTTTGAATTTAAGTACAAACAAGATGCGGATTATTACAACGAAGATTACAACAAAAAATACGCACAAGGTTACGGTGACCATATCGAAGATACCGGATATGAGTTTGCTAATGATAAACAAACTACCGAACTCGTTTTTGCTGCAACACCTCTATTAAGCTATTCTGGCGATGATAAGGTTTATCCGACTATCTTTAAGCGCAGTAACACGCAAAACGCTAATTCCGAAGATTTGATTGAAAGTGTTATCCGTATTATGCAAGTGCATAAGGTAACAGGTGTTTCGAATTGGGATTTGAAAGGCGATACGGGTAATCTTGTAAACAACCTTACTTATTATGGTTATGGTGGGCATTTGAACGACCCCGATGTGCCTACTGCTGATATTAACTTCGGAGTACCGAAAGAAATATTTTTTGATTTGGCTGCTGGGTATCCGACTGCTAATTTGTATAACGCTTTTTGGAGTGATTACATAGCTGAGATTACGGATAAAGATTCAAAGCTATTAACTTGTTCCGTGTATCTAAAACTTACGGATATTTATAGCCTTGATTTTAGCAAACTAATTTATATCGATGGTGCTTTGTGGCGATTAAATAAAGTGATTGACTTTAACCCATCCGCACCCGAATCTACCAAATGTGAATTTTTAAAAGTAATTGAATTAACATACGCATAATGGATTACTTAAAACCTGATATTATCGAAAAGAATTTAGCAATCTCAATGGTGCAGGTCTGCCTTGGCTACAATGCAATCGATGCTTTATTAGATGCTTATTCGCTTAATCAAGAAAGGTCATTAGTGAAAGCACAAAACAAAGTCGCAATATCTCAATATCTGCCAACTAACAATACGCTACTACTGAAAGATGAAAAAATCAAAAAGGCAAAAGTACAATACGTTATGCCTACGACTTGGAAAGACACTTTTAAACTAATTAAATTGATATGGCAAACACGACAGTTGGCGTAGATGTAAATGTAAAAACGAATGTCGCAGGCTCGATAGGGGAACTAAAAGCGTTAAAGAAACAACTTAAAGAAACTGCTGCTGGTTCGGCTGAGTTTAAAAACCTTGCCAACCAAATTGATGACTTAGAAGATAAAATCAAAGGCGCGAGGCAAGGTGCTGGCGATTGGGTAGACCAATTAGCTTCCGCAGGCGGTCCTTTGGGTGCGTTAGGTAATGCGCTTAATAAAGCAAAGGTTTCTACTGTTAGTTTTGGTACTGCCTTAAAAGCTACCGGAATTGGCTTAGTAGTTACGTTGGTTGCTGGCTTGGTGGCTGCATTTGCGGAAAGCGAAAAGGCTACAAAGAAACTTCAACCTTTACTAATTGGCTTTCAAAAGATATTTGCTGGCATATTTGCTGCAATAGAACCTGTATTCAATGCCTTTGTAGATTTTGCGGTTGAAGCCTTACCTATGGTTACAAAAGGTATCGGCATTGCTTATTCTGCCGTTACTGCTTTTATACAAGGGTTAGGATTATTAGGTAGTGCCGTTAGCAAGTTAATAAAGGGCGATTTTAGTGGTGCGTGGGATAGCGCAAAGGAAGCCGTTACAGGTTTTGGCGAACGATATGATGAGGCTAATAAGCGGTTTATCGATGGCACAAAAGAAGTTACTAAAACCGAACAAGAAGAATTAGACAAACGAAAGGAAGCAGCAGAAAAAGCCGCAGAGGAAAGAAGGAAAAGAGAAGAAGCTGAGCAACAATACCAAGACCAATTAGAGGAATTAAGAAAACGCAAATTTGAGGAAAACTTAAAGTTTGGCAAATCATTGCGTGATGCCGACTATAAACTTCGCGAGGAAGAAAGAAAAAAAGAAGAAGAAAATGAAAGGAAGTTTTTAGAAAATCGTGATAAGGTATATCAAGCGGCAATCGAAAGAGGATTGCAAAATCTTGATGGATTAAGAAAAACCGCTGAGGAAAAAAACACTTTACTTGGCGAATTGTTAGTTGAGCAGGATGTGCGAGAACTTGAAAGGCTTGATGCTGAATATAGAAGAAAATACAATTTAATAAAAGGAAATAAGGAAGCCGAATTAGCATTAGAAAAGCAATACGAGGATTTAAAAAAGAACCTTCGTATGAATGCGCTGAATAGAGAACTTACTGAATATGCATCGGCAGCCGCAAGTATATCTCAATTATTAGGGCAACAAACTGCAGCAGGAAAAGCCTTTGCTATTGCAGAAGCAACTATTAACACATATAAAGCTGCCAACCAAGTATTTTCGAAACCTGCACCTGGAGACCCAGCAACCTCATTAAGTATCAAAATTGCTTCAATGATTGCAGCATTGGCAACAGGTTTTAAAAATGTTAGAGCAATTGTAGCAACAAAGCCTTCAGCCACAGTTGGTGGTACGGCAATTGCAACCCCATCGATTGGTTCAGCACCTATCCCACCACAACCACCATTAGTAAACACAAGAACACAATTAGATGCTGCAACAATCCAACAAATGGGTAGCGCAACAAATAGAGCCTATGTTGTTGAGAGTGATGTAACTAACTCACAAGAAAGAATACGCAGGATTAACAGAGCTGCAAGATTAGCCTAAAATTCTATTTAAGATTATGGAAAAAGAATTACCGATATACAGATTAGACATAAGCGAGGATATGGATAGCAACGTAGAGGTTGACTTCGTTGCCTTAGTAGATAGACCAGCAATTGAGAAAGCATTTTTAGCTTTCCAAGATAGTTACTCGGATTATCCCGATGCCGTTAAAAACAATGCTCAAAACGCATTAGATTGGGCAGAGGAAAACGGATGGGGTTCGTGCGGTACACCCGTAGGAAAGCAAAGAGCCAACCAATTAGCCAATGGCGAGCCTATCAGCGTGGAAACCATAAAGCGTATGTACTCGTTTCTTTCCAGACACAAAGAGAATGCGGAAAGTTCAAAAGGCTATGGCGATGGGTGCGGTCAATTGATGTACGATGCGTGGGGTGGTGCAAGTGCTTTAAGTTGGGCAGAAAGCAAAATCAAACAAATCGAAAGGCAAAGTTTTGCTATACAAGATGAAGAAGAAAGGATTATCACGGGTGCTTTAATGCTTGCCGATACTCCTATTTACCGCAACGATGGCAATGGCGAGTACTACGTTGTTTTTAGCAAAGACACTATCAAGAAGATTGCTCAAAAATATTTTAAGAAGGGTTACCAGAATAACGTAAATTTGATGCACGATAGCGGGCAAGTGATGGATGGGGTAACGATGTTTGAGAGTTGGATAGTAGATGAGAAAAGAGGTATTAAACCGATGAAAGGTTTTGAAGATGTAAAAGAGGGTTCTTGGTTTGGTTCTTTTAAGGTTGAGAATGAGGAAGTTTGGAATATGATAAAAGATGGCAAGGTCAAAGGGTTTTCGGTTGAGGGGATATTTAATTACTCTAAACCGCAGACAATTGAAGAACAAATGATGTCGGATATCATAGAAATCTTAAAGCAAGTAGATTAGGTTTTTCATAGTTTGGTTTTAGGAAAGGGGGTGTTTCTACACTCCCTTTTTTTGTCTATATGGTAATTTGCAATGTTTGTAACTATTTATTAATAAATTTTATGACTGCACAAGAAGCACTTTTAAAAATCAAGGCGATGTTTGCCGAGGCTCAACCTCAGGTAGCAGCCGTTGCTCTTGCCGAGTATGTACTCGAAGGTGGAGCAAAAGTAATGATTGATAAACTTGAACTTGGCGGTAAGGTTTCTATTGTTGATGAATCTGGTAATGAAATGCCTGCACCTGCTGGCGAACACAAACTTGCCGATGGTACAGTTATCACGCTGGATGAAAATGCAACAATCGTAGAAATCGAAAGCCCCGAAGTTCCTGTTGAAGAACCCGTAAACGAGGTAGAACTTTTGAAAAAGAAAGTTGCCGAAATGGAAGCACAACTCGCTGACTACGGAAAGAAGAAAGAAGATGAAAAAGCTATGATGGCTGAGCAATCTGCTAAGTTTTCACAAGCTATTCAAGAACTGACTGATGTAGTTATCGAACTGACTAAAACTCCTTCGGTTGAACCTACACAACCTAAAGAGGCTTTCAACAAGCACATCGAAAGCAAGAACGACAAGATTTCACGTTTTCTCAATTTGTACACTAAGAAATAATTTTTCAAACAATTAAAATTTAATAAAAATGGCTTTTGACGTATCAGCATTAGCAAACTATACCAAAGAGAATGAAGCTCTATTGGTAACTTCTTCCGTACTCGGAAGTAAAACCGCTACTTTGATTAAAGACCAAGGTAACGTAATGGTAGGTGTAAAATCTGCCGAGACAATCAACATTATGGATACTGACGCTATCTTCCAAAGCGGTTCATCTTGCGGCTTTAACGCTTCAGGTACTACCACTTTCACTCAGCGTACTGTAACCGTAGGTAAGATTAAAGTAAACGAATCTCTTTGCCCTAAAGACCTCGAAGCAAAATATTTGCAGAAGGCTCTGCCTGAGGGAAGCCGTTACGATTCAATCGCTTTCGCTGCCGATTATACCGACAAGAAGGCTGCTCGTATCGCTGCTCAACTTGAAACTGCCATCTGGCAAGGTGCTACTGGCTCTGCCAACGTAAACCTTAACAAGTTCCAAGGTCTGGTAACTTTGATTGGTACTTCTGCCGTTGAAGCTAACAACGCAACTTACTATGGTGGTACTGCAACCGCTATCACTACTGCTAACGTAGTAGCTATCTTCGATGCTCTTTACAAGGCAATCCCTGCCCAAGTAGTTAGCAAAGATGATATGACTATCTGGTGTGGTCAAGACGTGTTCCGTACTTACACTATCGCATTGAAGAACGCTAATATGTTCAACTATGCTTTTGATGGTAAGGCTGATAGCGAGTTCTTCCTGCCTGGCACACCTATCAAGGTTGTTGCTACTCCAGGATTGAATGGTGTAAATAAAATTTATGCCATCCGTTTGAGCAATATGTTCCTCGGAACTGACCTGCTCAATGAAGAAGAAAGATTCGAACTGTTCTATGCCAAAGAGGCTGACCAAGTTCGTTTCGTAAGCGAGTTCAAGATGGGCGTTAACGTAGCCTTCTTGGATGAGATTGCTTCTTTCATCATCTAATTTAAAAGTGGGTAATCTTTCGGGGTTACCCACTCTTAATAACTTTAAAAATTTTTTAATATGCCTTGTGCTTTAACTCAGGGATACACACTCGATTGCAAGGATAGTTTAGGCGGTATCAAAGCTATGTGGGTTATCAATCACGCTAACGTGACTGCGGTAACCGAGGCTTCTGGTATCGTTTCTGCTATTACTAAGGCAGCGAGTAAGGTATTCTACAAATATGAGTTAGTTAAAAACACGGGTTCGCTGACTGAAACCATTACCACTTCCGTTGAGAATGGTACTGTGTTTTATGCACAAGAACTTTCGATTGTTCTTAACAAACTCCAAGCAAATACTCGTAATGAGATTCTGCTCCTTGCTCAATCAACTCTTATGGTGGTTGTTCAAGATGCTAACGACAAATATTGGTTGTTAGGTCGCTTTACAGGTCTTGATGTTACAGGCGGTACGTCTGCCACGGGAACTGCTCAGGGCGATAGAAATGGTTACACGTTGACATTCACAGGTGGCGAGAAGCAACTTGCTCCCGAAGTCAATAGCGGTATCATTGCAGGTCTTACTTCCTAATGCTTTCGTAGTTCGTAATAGGTAGGTAGATTAGAGCCATCCCTTTCGGGGTGGCTTTTTTTTGGTAAAATCT